GACGAAAAAATGGAATTGATAGAGGCCGAGTATGGGCTGACAGGGTACGCCGTCATCCTCAAGCTGCTACAGCGCATTTACGGAGGGCACGGGTACTACATACACTGGACATACGAGGTTGCGCTTTTGTTCGCCAAGAGGATTGGAGTGGGTGGGAGCGTCGTTTCGGAAATCATAGAGGCCGCTGTCAAACGAGGTGTGTTTCACAAAAAAATCTTTGAAAAGTACAAAGTATTGACCTCAGAAGGGATACAAAAACGGTACTTTACAGCCATAGCCCGGCGCAAAGAAATTGAAGTGAATGACGACATACTTCTGGTTCAAGTCAACCATTTTTGCAAAAATGCAAGCATTCTCCATAAAAATGCAAGCAAAAACGCCAGAAATGCAGACATTCCGGCACAAAGGAAAGAAAAGGAAAGAAAAGAAGAGAAGAGTAGAGAATATATGTCCCGCGCCGGTAAACCGGCACAGAACCGCTCGCTTGCCTCTATACCTCCCAAGAGAGAGGATGTAGAGCAATACATCACAGACCAGAGATATCCCTTTTCCGTTGATGAGTTTATGGACTATTACCAGTCAAACGGTTGGAGGGTTGGGAAACAGAAGATGAAAGACTGGAAAGCGGCGGTTAGGAATTGGGCGAGGCGCGAAAAGGAGTATACAAAACAAAAAACAAACCAAGCACTGAACTATGCACAGAGAACCCCGGCGGAAGCAAGCTTTCTGGACAACCTGGTGCAGTATTGAGGGAGAGCATGACAAAACAAAGCGAATGGAAAAACGATAGAAAGCGTGTGGCAATGCTGCTGCAAAAAACGCACGGGGGACAGGGCCTTTCAACGGCGGAATACAACATCGTCATGGCGTACTGGCAAGGGAAGAAAAGCCAAAAGGAGCTGTTTGACCGTGTGTTTGAAAGGGTTATGGGATGAACAGGATCACGAGAAAAGACAGCTATCCGCCGTATTATTTGCAGCACAGAAAACGAGGCCCCGTAAAAATGCGGAACAAGGCGATCTTTAAGCTGTCAGCATATGAGGATACAGGCTTGGAGCCTGAGGAAGTATGGGCGCTAAAGCGACAAATGAGGGAACGGGATGAAACTGATTCTGCCGAGACTGCCAGGCTTGAATGAATACATCAGCGCAGAAAGAAGCAGCAAGCACGCAGCGGCCGGGATGAAACGGCAGTGCGAGCGGGAGATACGGCTGTGTATCCGTGCGCAGTGGAAGGGGAAAGTGCGGTTTCACAGTCCTGTTGCCATGCGGTATCTGTGGGTGGAGAAGAACAAACGGCGGGACAAGGATAATATCGCTTTTGCCAAAAAATTTATCCAGGATGCACTTGTGAAAGAAAAGGTGCTGGAAAACGACGGATGGACGCAGATAGAAAGTTGGACAGATGCTTTTGCAGTGGACGCACAGCGCCCAAGGGTAGAAGTGGAACTGGAGGAGGTATGAAACAGTGACACAAGAACAGATCAACAAAATTCTTGCAAGCCATAAAGAATGGATGAAAGGAACAGGAGGGGAAAGAGCAGACCTGCGTGATGCAGACCTGTGTGGTGCAGACCTGCGTGTTGCAAACCTGTGTGGTGCAGACCTGTGTGGTGCAGACCTGCGTGTTGCAAACCTGTGTGGTGCAGACCTGTGTGGTGCAGACCTGCGTGATGCAGACCTGCGTGTTGCAAACCTGTGTGGTGCAGACCTGCGTGGTGTCAGACATGACGAAAGAACAGCCTTTTACGCCATGCAGTGCCCGGAAAAGGGGGCATATATCGGATACAAAAAGGCGGGAGGAAAAATCGTAGAGCTGGAAATACAGGAAGATGCAAAGCGTTCCTCAGCAACAACAAGAAAGTGCAGAGCCAGCAAAGCCAAGGTATTGTCTATCACAAGCATAGACGGGGAAGAACACTTTGAGGAGGCAAAGAGCAATTACGATAACTCGTTTGTCTACAAGGTGGGAGAGACCGTCGAAGTGAAAGACTTTGACGAGAACAGATGGAACGAGTGTTCAACGGGCATTCACCACTTTATCACGAGAGAAGAAGCGGAGAGGTATTAAACACACAAGACCGCCTGTCTGCCGGGTGGCGCCATACGCCCGGGAAGAGCCTCCTTCAAAGAAGCCGGGTGCCTGAAACCAGGCGCTCGGCAGATGGGCGGTCAAGAGAGGGGAAAGCATGAGGATACTTGCGGCATGTGAGGAATCGCAGAGGGTGTGCGCAGCGTTCCGAAAGCGGGGGCACGAGGCTTACAGCTGCGACATAGAGCCGTGCAGCGGAGGGCACCCGGAATGGCACGTCATGGGGGACGTGCTGCCGCTGCTGAACGGGCACTGCGAGATAGAGACAATGGATGGGGAAAAGCACAGGATAGAGGGGCGGTGGGATATGATACTGGCATTTCCACCATGCACGAAAACAAGCAATGCAGGGGCAAGGCATTTATGGAAGGGAGGAAGGCTGAACATAGAGCGGTACTATGAAGGACTGTGCGGGAAAGCGCTGTTTCAGGCGATATGGGCGGCAGACTGTGAAAGGGTGGTGATAGAGAACCCAGTGCCAAGCAGGATTTTTGAATACCCAGCGCCGAGCCAGATGATACAGCCGTATGAATACGGACACCCGTACAGCAAAAGAACGCTTTTGTGGGAAAGAGGGGTAAAACATCTGAAGCCAACGAAGATTGTGGAGGTGAAAGCATCGTGGTGTCCGTCTGGAAGCTATTCAGGGAAACACGGGGAAAGGCACAGGGGGATGTTTACAAAGGACAGGGCGAAAAACAGGAGCAAGACATTTGAGGGGATAGCAGAAGCGATGGCAGAACAGTGGGGGAAAGCATGAAAATAAAACTGGACAAGGACGCAAGGATACCGACAAGGGCACACAGCACGGACGCGGGGCTTGATCTATACGCACGGGATACGCAAATCATCCCGGCCAAGGAAAGCGCCGTATTTGATACAGGGGTGCATGTAGAGCTGCCGGAGGGCACAGCGGGATTTTTGAAAAGCAAAAGCGGACTGAACACAAGACACGGGATCACAAGCGATGGAGTGATCGATGTGGGGTATACAGGAAGCATCGTGGCCAAGCTGTACAACCACAGCGGCAAGGATTACAAGGTCAAGGCCGGGGACAAGATCACGCAGCTTGTGATCGTGCCGATTTTAACGCCGGAGCTGGAACTGGTAGAAGCACTGGAAGAAACAGAACGCGGGAATAACGGATTTGGGAGCACGGGGAAATAAAATGTTTTCTGATGTAATGAAAAAGAGCACTACTTGTGAGTGGGAAACCCCGCAATGGTTGTTTGATGAGTACAACAAAAAATACAAATTTACACTTGATGTTTGTTCCACAAAAGAAAATGCAAAATGCAAAAAATATTTTACAAAGGAACAAAACGGACTAATTCAATCATGGGAAAATGAAAGATGTTGGATGAACCCTCCTTACGGAAGAGAAATTTCAAAATGGATGAAAAAGGCCTGGAAAGAATCGAAAAAGGGAACCCTTGTTGTTTGCTTAATTCCATCGAGAACTGACACAAAATGGTGGCACGAATATGCACAAAGAGGTGATGTAAAGTTTATAAGAGGAAGGTTGAAGTTTGGCAATAGTAAAAATTCAGCACCATTTCCAAGTGCAATAGTTGTATTCGGAGGCAAAAATGAACCAAGCAAAGCAAAGCAGAATAGAGTTTGAAGCATGGGAATACATCCTGCCAGCTTTACCGATGATTGCAGAGGTAAGCGCTAAGGGCTTTGCAAAGTACGGGGCTGAGAACTGGGCGCGGGTAGAGACAAAGGACAACATCAACCATGCGATCCGGCATATCTGCTTGTACAGAGACAAGAGGGAAGGCGTCGCGCTGCCGGAGGGAGAGGAAAACGAAAACCATCTGGCGCATGCGTGCGCAAGGCTGATGATGGAGATAGCAAAGGAGGGCTAAAGGCCGGTGTGGGCAAGGATGTGGATTTTGTGCACGGGGCTGGTATGCTTTGTGGCGCTGTATGCGGTGGCCAGGGAGATCAAACACAAGCCGACGCGCATCGTGGTATGCGGGTTTCTGATAGGGCTTGTAAGCGCGTTGATGATAGGAGGGCTGTGGGGATGAGAAGGCCGACGAACAAACGGGCGACGCTGTGCTGGTCATGCGCCAGGTTTTGCGGGCGTTGCAGCTGGTCGGCACGGTTCGAGCCGGTAGCGGGATGGAGCGCAAAGGAGGGAAGCCTGACGCAACAATACGGAGGCACACTGAAAACCTACACTGTTCTGCAATGCCCTTTGTATGAAAGGGATTCGGAAGAGGACGGAAACAGGAGGGCAGAAAGCCATGCCATTGCCAAAGCATTGTAAGGGATGCTTTTACAGGCGAAACCTGGGCGCGGACAGCGGAGAAAAGTTTTGCGCGTACATCCTTCTGGAGGGAATCTCGCGAGGGTGTGATGTAGAGAATTGCGATAAGAAAAGAACGGATAAGCAGATGAGGAAGAAAAAACGCTGGGAGGATTTCTATTGACGATAGAACAGCTGGAAAACTGCCGCTCTGCGAAAGGGGAAATCGAATCGCTGCGGGAGCGGATGGAGCGAATCAAGAGCGACCGCGAACGGATGACACAGGCCATCACAGGGATGCCGCAAAGCAAAGGCCAAGAGAAAAGCCGGATAGAGGAGCTGACGACAAAGCTGATGGAGCTGGAAGAGCAGCTGGCGGACAAGCTGTGGCAGAGGGAAACGGAAATTAAAGAGGTAGAAGCATGGATCGAGACGTTGAAGCCATATTATAGGATTGTCATCAGAAACTTTTATATTGATGGACAACCCGTTCCAATGATTGCGCGTAAAGCAGGGTATAGTGAAAAGCATATTTATTGGATACTAAGAAAAATCACACCCAATCGCACCAAAAGATGTGAAATAATATAGACTGAGGAAAAAAGGAAAGGCCGACATGTATCGGCCTTTTTCTTTTGGGAAAACGTACACTGCGGGAGGGAAGCCGGGGGCGGGGGCTTGGCGGTGTAAAGGGGGAAACAATGCAAACCAAGACGTTGTATCTGCGGGAGATCGTCCCGTATGAGAACAACCCAAGGAAAAATGACAGTGCAGTGGATGCGGTTGCGGAAAGCATAGGAACGCTGTAAAAGAGGGGTGGTGTTGTGGCGCGGCATTTGACGGACAGGGAGAAAAAGAAGATCATCGCGGATTATGCGGAGCTGGGGAGCTGCAACGCCGTGGCGAAAAAGCATAAGCGGTCATGGACGACAATCAAGCAGGTGGTGGAAAGCGACCCGGATACCATGAAAAAGTGCGAACAAAAAAAGGAAGAGAACATGCGGGACGTGCTGGCGTGGATGGACGCGCGGAAGGACACGGCATGCTGCGTTCTGGATAAGCTGCTTACTGCTATGAGCAACGACGAGATCATAGGGAAATCCAACATCAGCCAGATTGCCACGGCGTTCGGGGTGGTGACGGATAAATTCATGACCTTGCGCACCCAGCAAGAGGTGCATCCGCTGCTCAAGGATATAGCCGAGGCCATGAAGGAGAAGCATTGATGTTATCCGAAAAACAGAAACGATTTGTCTTGCGGCCCTTTCGACACGCGCTGGACGTAGCGGAGGGTACGCCGAGAAGCGGCAAAACAACAGCGTGTATCCTGCGCTTTTTTTGTTTTTTGAACATGAGTGAGGACCCCAATTTTTTGGTGGTAGCTTCCACGCAGCAGCAAGCGTTCCGCCTTGTCATGGATGGCGACGGCAACGGCCTTTTGCATCTGTTCGGAGGCGCAGCGCAGATCAAGCATGACGACCATGGAGACCACCTGGAAGCTGTAACGGCAGCGGGAACCAAAAAGATATATTACAAGGGCGGGGCCAAGGCAGACAGCGACAAAAGCATACGCGGCCTTTCGCTGGGCGGGGTATATTTTTGCGAAATAGACATTCTGCATATCAATATGATTCAGGAATGTTTTCGGCGTACCTATGCAGCCCAAACAAGATGGCATCTGGCAGACTTAAACCCGCCTGCGCCCCATCACCCGGTTATCAAAGATGTGTTTGAGGTACAGGATACATACTGGACGCATTGGACAGTAGACGATAACCCCATCATTACAGAGCAGCGCAAGCATGAACTATATCAGACGCTTTGCAAAAATCCGTACCTATTGAAACGCGACTGGTACGGCGAGCGGTGTATGCCGCAGGGCGTGATCTATGCCATGTTTGACCATGACAAGCATATTGTACCGTCGATTCCGGCCAACGAAAGAAAGTTAGAGATGTTCTTTGCGGGCGACGGTGGATTGACAGACGCCACCAGCATCGGATGCTATGTTGTGACGGTGCAAGAGCGGGCCGGGCAGGATTTTTTCAAGCTGTACCGCATGGCGGGCTGGTATTATTCAGGGGCGGATACCGGCGCAGTAAAGGCGACGAGCCTACAGGCGCGGGAGATTGCTGGCAGCTTTTTCCCGGATTGCAGGAAGAAAACAGGCATGCAGGAATCCTGCATCAAGATAGACCCGGCCTGCAAAGCGCTGCGTGCAGAGCTGGAGCTTTTGGGATTGTATACCGACAAGGCGGACAACAACGGAAAGGACATAAAGGGAAACCGAAAGGGCATTGAAGTGGGCATAGAATACGCACAAAGCAGCCTGGCAGACGGGCGCTTTTTTTGTGCGGACAACAATCGGTTTGGGCACGAGGACTTTTTGCGGGAAATCGGCATGTATTGTGTGGACGCGCACGGTCACCCGGTGGACATGTACAACCATGCTATGGACGAGTTTCGATATGCGCACAATTACTTCTATAAAAATTATGTGTTGTAAGGCGGTGTGAGGGGCCTTTGTTTGAAAGAATGAAAGAGAGGGTGAAGGGCTGGATGGAGCTGGCAAAGACAAAGACGGGCATGGCCAAGGAGTTTAAGGATATCTTTGAGGTGGGCGGCGTGCCGGCGTTCAATCAGTTCTATTACTTTGGCATATTCATATGGAAATACCTGTACAGGGGATATTACAAGCCATGGCACAGGATCAGCGCGCCGACGGTCAAGGATGCGCTTCACGAACGGGACCTGGAACGCATGGACACGGCCAAAGCGATCTGCGCAGAATTGGCGGGGCTGATTTGGAACGAGCAGTGCGAGATCAGCGTGTCCCAGGAGACCGGCAAAGACCAGCTGCTGGATGAATTTGTGCATGATGTGCTGATGAAAAACGGATTTTGGACAAAGATGCAGGAGCACATCGAACAGGTAATGGCGCTGGGCGGCGGTGCGATCAAGGTATGGTATGAGGAAAAGCGGGACGGAGAGGGCAATGTGATCCCGGGCAGCGGCAGCATCCGGCTGGGCTTTTGTATGGCAGATCAGTTTGTGCCTACGGCCTGGGACAATATGCAGGTGACGGACGGCGTATTCATCAGCAGGCAGGCCAAGGACGGCTATTATTACACCCGGCTGGAATGGCATAAGTGGGACGGGCTGACCTACTGGATCAGCAATGAAGCGTACCGATCTGAATACAAGCAAAACGGCGCCAAAGAGCCGCAGGATATTTTGGGCTTTCGCTATCCGCTGAACGCTGCCTACCCGTTTTTGGATGAGCAAACGCCGCTGCAAGGGCTTTCCACTTCACTGTTTGCCTATTACAGGCCTGCGATTGCCAACAACCTGGACGACGATTCCCCGCTTGGCGTATCCATTTACGCCAACGCGCTGAGCACGCTGAAAGCGCTGGATATTTGCTATGACAGCTTTGTGCAAGAATTTCGCTTAGGGAGAAAGCGCATCATCGTACCGGCTCAGTGCCTCCGCACGGTACAAGACCCTATAACGAAGGAATCCAGGCGCTTTTTCGATGCGACGGACGAAGCGTATGTGGCGTTGAAAACCGACGATACAGACGCGCTGAAAATACAGGACAATACCGTTTCTCTGCGAGTGGGCGAGCATGAGCAGGCCATCAACGCGCTGCTTTCCATCCTTTGTTTGCAGATGGGCTTTTCCGCCGGTACTTTTACCTTTGACAGGGCGCAGGGCCTAAAGACCGCCACAGAGGTTATCAGCGAAAACAGCAAGACATACAAGACCATCAAAAGCAACCAACTACAGATAAAGGCCGCCATCGACAGGGTGGTGGACGCCATTGTACAGGTCGCGAGCCTATACGATGTTCATTGGAACGGAACGAGCATCCGAGCCCTTTCTGCGCCTGGCTGGGAAACCAAGGTGGTGTTTGACGATTCCATTTTGCAGGATCGGCAGACAAACATCAACGAGGGTATTTTGCTGGCAAACAACGGGTTGATGAGCAAAAAGCGCTTTTTGATGGAAAAGCTGGGATATACCGAGGAGGAAGCGGCGCAGGAGTTAGAGGAGATTAAGCAGGAAAGCGGCATATCCGCAGATGTATTTGATTTTGCACAGGCGGGTGCACAGGAAGGCATGAGCCAGAACGAGGAGCCGGAAGCACAGGAGGAACGTGAAAGCGAGGCGGAGGATGAAAGCTGATGGCGCAGATTACGCAGCAGCAAATCTTGGCGCTGTCCGAGCCGGTAGAGCAGATATACAGCAACGTGGTGGATGCGCTGCTGGTAAACCTGGCCAAGCACCTAAAAGGCGGAGGCACCCTTACCACAGAGCAGTGGGAGATGCAAAAGCTGTCCGAGATGGGGCAGCTGACGCAGGAGAGCATTGAGATCATTGCAAACCTTACCGGCCTTGCGCCGGAGGAGATAGAAAAGGCAATGGAAAATGCGGTGCTGTGGGCGACAGAGGACGTGGAAAAAGCGCTTAAGGAGGGGGTAAAGAAGGGAGCGGTATCCGCGCCTCCCTCCCAGGGGGTCTTAGCGAGCGAAAGCGTAGCGCAGGCCTTGCGGGCGTTGGAAGCGCAGGCGGTGGACAAAACAAACTTAGTCAATACCAACATGCTGCAAAGCACCCTTGCACAGTATCGGAAGGCAGTGGCGAATACGGCGCACATCGAACGGCAGATACGCGCTGTGCAGCAAACCATGGATACCCAGGCGTCCCGTGTTGCAACCGGCACAGCAACGCGTACGCAGGCTTTGCGGGAAGCGCTGGGGCAAATTCACAAGGAGGGCATTACAGGCTTTTACGATAAAGCAGGGCGGCAGTGGACGCCGGAAGCCTATGTCAACATGACGGTGCGCACGACGGTACACAATACCGCCATAGAATCGGTAAAAATACGCCAGGAGGATTACGGGGCAGACATTTTCCAGGTATCCAGGCACAGCGGCGCCAGGCCCTTGTGCTATCCGTACCAAGGCCGCTTTTTTACCTGGAACAACAGCGGCGGCACATTTATGGACGGCGAAGGGAAAAACCACAGGTATGCGCCTATTTCCTCTACAAGCTATGGGAAACCGGCAGGATTATTTGGCATCAACTGCGGGCACCATCCGATCCCAATTATTCCGGGAGTGACGATCCCGCGTGAAAGAGCCAAGCAGAACAAAGAGCAAAACGACAAGGCGTACGCGCTGTCCCAAAAGCAGCGGGCCTTGGAACGGAATATCCGCTATGCAAAGCAGCGGGCCGCCATGCTGGAGGCGGCAGGCGATACGGAAGGATTTGCGGCGCTGTCTGCCAAAATCAAGGAAGAACAGAGAAAATACAATGCGTTCTGTAAGGCGGCAGGACGGACAAAAAGGACAGACAGAACCCAGGTTTTCGGGTATAATAAAAATGTGGCAAGCAGTGCCAAGCAGGTGCAGCGCTTCAACAGCGTTATAAACGGAACCAAGACGGTGGACGGCGTTGCCGTGAGCGTGAGCGCACATACCTATGCACAAGCCAAGGCACGGAATGTTTCCGCAGAGAATATTGTGGACGCATTGACAGCGCCGCTTTCTGTGCGCAATGTAAAGTTTGACGCAAAGAACAGGCCGAGCAAGCAATACATCGGGGCAAAGGCCACTGCTTCCGTCAATCCGTTAAACGGAAGGGTCACATCGTGCTGGAGGACGTCCAGCGAGAAAGCAAAAAAATTGGCAGGGGGGAAAGGCGATGAAGTTTAAGTTTGAAGAAAACGAATTGCAGCTGATGCGGAAGCTGCCGATTTCCTTTGACCCGCTGGAGGATTTAACGGGAGATGAGATACTGGAACTTGTAGAGGCGCTGGAAGATCATCACGGCGCTGTGGCATACGAGGCGGAAGGTGAGCTTGTTGCTGATATTCTGACAAGCATTGCAGATCAAGGCGGCTGAAACGGAGAAATAAAAACCACCCCGAACAAGGGTGGTTTTTTGATGCAAATATTTAGGAGGGAATCATGAAGGAACCATGCAAACACACTTTTATCGGGAAGGCGGACGGGGTGCACTGCACAAAGTGCGGCGTATCCATGACCACGGAGGCATACAGGGCCTTCCTGGCCCCGCGGCAAGCGCCGGGGAAAAAGACAGCATCCAGAAAGAAAAAGACGGAGAAGGGGGAAAAAAGCTGTGATTGACTGCCAAAAAATGTGCCGCATGCTGGAGGGCGCACAGGCCATTGTGCGTACGATGATGGACAACCAAGAGGAGAACATTATAACGCCGCTGGAAACGTCTCTTAAAGCGATGTTGCAAGCGGCGGTAGCACAGTTCCCGTCCGCCGTACAGGGCGGCGAGATGGACGATGAATAAAAACAGAATAAGCAAAGCGCTGACAGGCGCTTTTTTTATTGCCAATTCGCCCGGCGTAACGGCGGAAAAGAACGCAGCGCCCCGCGTCTGAGGGCGGAAAAGAAAGGACGGAAAAATGGCGTTATTCAAACGGACTGTACTCAAGGAAAAAGGGCTGACGGACGAGCAGATCGAGTACCTGATGACGGAAAGCAACAGGGCTTTGGCGGCCAACTATCTGCCGAAATCCGAGGTACAGGAACAGATCAACCACGCATTGGAGGACGCAAAGAAGGATGCGCCCGAGGATGTAACCCAAACCGAGGCATATAAAACCGTGGCAGAGGAGCGCGATATGCTCCGGGCTTTAAGCGGTGACGAGTTTTCCTCGGTAAAACCAAAATTCCGCGAGGCAGTATACAAAATGCTGGAACGCGGGGAAGAGGCAAAGCCAATCTCCGAGCAGATGGAACACATCGCGGAACAGTATGAAGAATATTTTACACCCAAGCAAACGGAACAGCCGGCCAAGGCCCCGCAATTCGGCGCAAAGGTGGAGGGCTCTATGCCGCAGGGCAAGCAAAGCCACAGCTTTGGCGATTATTGGAGCTTTGGCGGGCCGAAAGGAGAATAACACATGGCTTTTACACAAGAACCGGTCAACTACGCGGTAGAGTACGCAAAGGAGCTGGCCAACGCCTACCCGTATTTGTCCTATTTCAATGAAATCTGGAACGGACCGAACAGCACGAAATACAAGCCGGTAAACGGCAAGACCATCATGGTGCCGAGCATGTCTACAAGCGGGGCGCGCGCCGTGGACAGGGACAGGATCGACGGCGTATTCACCCGCAACTGGAACAATGATTTTCAGCCGCTTACCATGCGCATGGACAGGGAATGGGATACCCTGGTAGACCCGATGGACATCCAGGAGACCAACATGGTGGCGACCATTGCCAACATCACGGAGACTTTCAATCAGTTTCAAAAAGTGCCGGAAATGGATGCTTATGCGGCCCAGGCCGTGGCAAGCGCTGCGACCTCCTTTGGCAGCGTGGACAGCACCACGCTCAGTGCTGACAACATCCTATCCACCTGGGACGGGTATTTGGCGTATATGGTGAACCAGCGCGTCAACCGCGACCAGCTGACGGCCTATATGACGCCGGATGCGTACAAGCTGTTGAAGGAAGCGGCGGGCATCACCCGCTTTATCCAGGCGGATACCGGCATCCGAAACGTAGACCGCAATGTCGGCAAGCTGGACGGCGTGCTCATCAAGGAAGTGCCGGCAGACATCATGATGACGGCATACGACTTTGCGCAGGGCTGGGCACCAAAAGACGAGGCCAAGCAGATCAACATGCTGCTGGTAAACCCGCTGTCCCTGGTAGCGCCTGTGGTATACGATACCTCGATGATGAGCGCGCCCACGGCGGCCACCAAGGGCAAATGGCTGTATTATGAGCGCTACTATTACGATGTGTTTGCCCTCAATCAGCGACTGCCCGGTATCTTTGCCAACATTGCCAGCGCACCCGCCCTCGGCACGGTGACCTTTACCACGAGCGCAGGGGCAGATGCAACGCACACCATCATCAACGGCCTGATGCCCGCGCCGTATGGCATGGGCTATGTGGCAAAATCCGGCGCGTCGGCAGACCTTCCCGATTACGGGGAAGCCTGTACCTCCGGCTGGACGGCGGTGCAAAACGGGGATGCAATCACAACGGCCAGCGGCCAGACCATCACCGTAGCGCTTGTCAACACCACCAAGGGCAATACGGCGGTAGCGGGCGGCTCTGCGGCGGCGGTCGTCGGCGCGTAAAGAGAGGGTATCAGATGGCGTACATCACCTATGAACAGTATACAGAGATGTATGGAACACCCGCCATACCAGAGGACGCGTTTCCCGTGTACGCCGGACAAGCCAGCGATTTGATAGACAGCATCACACAATACAGGATCATACAGGGCGGGGGCCTCTCCGCCCTGCCTGCCTGTATCCAAACGCTGGTGCAAAAGGCAGCGGCGGCCCAGGTGTTGTATTTTACCCAGCAGGGCATGGAAACCGTGCTGACCGGGGAGACGGGCCAAGCATTCACGGTGGGCAAGGTCTCTGTTTCCGGTGGGGGACGCGCAGCCGACAGCAACGCTACGGCAGCCTCCAGGATGATAAGCCCGCTTGCCGTGCTTTTGTTAGAGCAAACCCCATTGCTTGAAAGGAGGGTGGCGGTATGCTCAGACCGATTCCCGGTGTTTTACTAAAAGACAAAATGCAGCTAAATGTATGCACGGGCCTGGATGCTTGGCAAAAAGCGGCCTGGGAGACATACGAGGTAAACGGCGTACATCTGCAAACCACCAACGAGGTGAAAAAGACCAAGGACAATACGGAGGTCGTGCTGCGCTCGGTGCTGTTTATAGACGGCGCAGTGTCTCTGCCGCAGCTGGATTATGGGGCGCTCATGGCGCAGTCTGAAAAGGCGGGAAAACCAATGCGCTGCGAGGTATACAACGCTTCCGGGCAAAAATGCGGCTCGTATGAAGTTGTTACGGTGGACATCGTGCCGGACATACCGGCCATGCGCACGCATCATGTAGAACTGGGGCTGGTGTAATGGCGGTTAAGATCATACGGAACATGGGCGGCGTCCGCGCCAAGGTGGAAAAGGGAAAACAGAGCATGGTGGAAGCCGTGGCGGAGGCCGTGATTTCTTACGGCAATGTGTTTGTGCGCGAGGATCAAGGCACACTGATGGAAAGCGCCCTGATCGCAAGCAGGCCCAAGGACGGGCTTGCGATCTGGGATACCGTATATGCCAAGAGGGTATATGAAGAGGGCACGCCCTCCAAGGACAAAAACCCACAGGCATCCCTGCATTGGGTGGAAAAGGGCATAACCACCTACAAGCGGGAGCTGGATACCGTGGCGCAGAAGGCCTTTGAAAAGGGGATGAAAGCATGAGTGTATACGACGAGGTGCTGTTATCGGTCATTGCCATGGCGGAGGAAGCAACGCTATATGCAAGCATCATCATCGGCCCGATGCCGCCGGATAACGGGCTTTGCATGGCCTGGGGCAGCGGCGCGCCAAACGAGATATACCTGGACAAAAACACACTGGTGGAAATGCCCCTGCTTTTCAACGGAAAGCACACGGATCAGCAAACGGTATCAAACCAGCTGGGGGCGATCCACAAAAACCTATCTCGGCGGAAATGGTATCCACAGAACGAAAATTTTCAGATTTTGGATATTAGCACTTCCACGGCCCCGCAGTATGTAGGGCGGGAGGAAAACGACCAATGGCTCTATGGCTCTGCGCTTAGGGTCAAATTTTATGATAGAGGGGAATGAACCATGGCAGATTACATGCTTGTCACGCATGCCATTCAAATCGAACTGAACATCACACCCACGGCGCAAACGCCGACCTGGGCGGTGTTCGGCAATGGCATTGACAACCTGACAGAAGCGCTGAATGAGACCATTCAGCAGTATTTCTTTATGAGCAACAAGGGCTTTGCCAGCAACTATGTGACCGGGCAAGCACCGGCCTATACCTGTACCGGGCGCAAGATCGTGGGTGACCCGGCGCAGGAATGGATTTTCAATCCATCGCGCAAGTTTGGCCTGATGGCGGAGCGCGACACGCAAATTCGCGTATCCGTCCCGGCGGCGAATAACCTGATCAATCAGTTTACCGCCGATGTGACGATTGCCAACGTAACGGATTTGGGCGGCGCTACCACAGACGGCAGCGCGGTTTCCTTTGAAATCCGCATCAATGGGAAGCCGGTGCTTGCTACCATCACGCCGACAGCTACACTGGCGGTAGAATCCGCAGCGGGTACGGCGGTAGGCGATACGCTTCTGACCGTGACCCCGTCTGTGCCGGCGGTGGGCAATAAATATGTGTATAAATACGGCACGGAGGCCCCGGAAGCAACGGTGGGCCAGGCGCTGGATACCACGGGCTGGAACGATTTTACAAACGGACAGGACTATACCATCGCCAATGGGCAAAAGGTGACGGTGGCGCAGGTAAACCTATCTACATTCATTGTAACGGCGAGCGGCGAAGCGACCGTAGTCGCCAAAACGGAATAGACGGAAGGGGGCTTTCCCCCTTCCGCATTTTTTGGAGGAAAGCATGAAGATAAAGCGCACAAGACCATTTTTGGATACCTTGGAGCTTGAGGACGGAGACAAGCGGCTGACAGTTTCGGTAAGCATTCATTTTGAACGCAGCGCGCCGCTGATCCGCAAAGCGCAAACGGCGCTGATCGAGGCGGAAAGGGCCATACAGCAAGACAAGAAAAACCCAAACAATCTGGAAGCGTACGGAAACGCCGTTATCGCGCTGTTTGCCGCTGTGTTTGGCGAACAGGAGGCAGGGAGGATTCTCCAATTTTATGAAGGGCAGTACACCGACATGCTGACGGATATATTGCCGTACATCCTGCACATCGTTCTGCCCGCTATGCAGCTGTACCAGCGGCAGAAGGTAGAGCAAATGACGCAGGCGCGCAAACAGATCAAAAGGCAGGCACACAAGAAATGACGCAGCGGCTCTGTGACCCGCTGCCGTATACCGTGGAATTTGAAGGAAAAACGCTGGAGATCACCCCGTATTTTGACAACGTGCTGGATGTGCTGTCTGTCTTTGATGACACGAGCAGGACGGAGGAAGAAAAGGTTATGTACGCCTATGCCGTGCTGGTCAAGCGGAAAAGCAGCGATATAGCATACCAAGGCCGGGTGATCCGGCACATTGCGGAAACGATACTGTTTCCGGACAAACAGGAGAAAAAGCACAACGAAAGATCGTTTGATTTTATACAGGATGCGCCGTATATCTACGCGGCCTACCGGCAAGCGTATGGCATTGATTTGTTTGCCGAGCAAGGAAGGCTCCATTGGTGGGCCTTTTTGTATTTATTCAAAGGCTTGCCGGAAAACACCCGCATGATGGAGATCATCAGAATCCGCACACAGCCCATGCCAAAGCCGACCAAGCACAACGCAGAGTACCGGCAGGCATTGTCCAAGGCAAAGCTGCAAGTGGCGCTCAAGGTGCCGCAGACAGAGCGGGAGCGGCGCACACGGGAATCGATGGAAGCATTTGCCAAGGCGCTGATGAAAATGGCGCAGGCATAAGGGGGTGAGCTGATGGCAGATGGGAACAAGGTCATTTATGAGGTGCGCGCAGACGACAGCAATTTAGAAAAAGACCTGAACCGTGCGGAACAGAACATACGGAAAAAGGCGCAGGGCGGCGGGGACGCCGTAAAAAAGTCTGCGAAGGAAGCCTCGGCAGAGGTATCCAAGGCCGCAGGGGACAGCGCACAAAGCCTGGCAAAGCCGGAGAAAGCCGCTAAGGATGTGGACAAGGCGCTTTCCGGCATAGATGCAGGCGGCCTGGAGGAAGTGAAAAGCGCGGCAAACGAGGCAGAAAGCCAGCTTGGCGATGTGAAAGGCGCGGCGGGTGATTTGGCCTCCAGCCTAATAGAGATGGGCAACGACGGCGTATCCGCCCTAGGCAGCGTGGCGGGCAGCGCTGGCGAATTGAAACAGGCGCTGTCCGGCATGGGCGGCAAGGGCCTGGCGCTTGGCATAGGAGCCGGGGCTGTAGCGCTGGGTGTTGCAGGTGTAAGTGCGGCCAACGACCTAAACAAGGCGATGAACAACCTACAAGCCTCTACCGGGCTTGCAGAGGAAAAGATGAACGCCTATGAAGGTGTTCTGAGAGATATCTATACCAACAATTACGGCGAAAGCTTTGAGGATGTAAGCCAAGCGCTGTCCACGATTCGGTCGCAGATCGGCCCGGTTGTAGATCACTGGGATCCTTCCGCATTGCAGGATTTTACGGAATCGGCCTTTGCGCTTAGGGACACCTTTGGCTATGACATCCAGGAAAGCGTGCGGGCCGCCAGCGCCATGATGGAACACTTTGGCATTGACGGCAACGAGGCACTCAGCATGATTGCCAAAGGCGCGCAAAACGGCCTGGATTTTTCCGGCGAGCTTTTGGACAGCATCAGCGAATATTCCGTGCAGTTTGCCAAGATGGGATTTAACGCAGATGAAATGTTCCACATCTTTCAGAAAGGCGCTGATTCGGGCGCTTTTAATCTGGATAAGATAGGCGATGCGGTAAAAGAAAACGCTATTCGTGTTATCGACTATTCTGATACGACCAAGGATGCTTATAAACAGCTAGGGCTAGATGTGGATGAAATGTCCGCTAAATTTGCTGCGGGTGGTGATTCTGCAAGAACAGCATTTGATCAGGTAATGACTGGCCTGATCGCCCTAGATGATCCTGTAAAACAGCATCAAATTGGCGGAGAACTGTTTGGTGAGATGTGGAACGATTTGGGCCCTACCGTCGTAGGAGCGCTGGGGGACATCGAGGACGGCGCTTACGATGCTGCCGGCGCGATGGATCAGATAAAAGAGGTCAAGTACGACGACATCACAAACCAGCTGGAATCCATGGGGCGCAAGCTGCAAGATGATGTGCTTGTCCCGGTGGGGCAGATGCTGATCCCTGTTTTGCAGACGTTTATGGAAGTGCTAACCCCTATCCTAGACTTACTTGTTGGAATTTTAACCCCGATACTAGAAACGACAGGCGAGCTAATCGGCGATTTAATGGAGCCCTTGGAAGAAATGATGGACTTCATCGCAGAGCTGATGGAGCCGCTTGGCGAACTGATAGAATCACTGCTGACCCCATTGATGGGCGTGTTGCAATCGCTTTTGGAGCCGCTGACAAGCATTGTATCCGCCATCCTTCCGGCGCTGATGGGCCTGTTTGAGGGCATTATGCCGGTGCTGGCTACGGTGGTGGAGGCGATCCGGCCCATCATAGATATTTTGGGCAGCCTGATCAGCACCATCATGGACGTGCTGACCCCCGTCATCAACGGCCTGGCCGCGCTGCTGACAGGCACGCTGAAAAGTGCGTTTGATATCATTGCCAGCGTGATAGACAGCGTAAAGGGCGTTTTTGAGGGGATCATTGCCTTTATTAAAAATGTGTTTACAGGGAACTGGGAAGCGGCGTGGAACGGCGTTGTATCGGCGTTTAAGTCGGTTATCAACCTGATCCCCGGATTTTTTGAAATTGTGATCAATGCAATCATCAGCGTTATCAACGGGATTACCTCCGGCCTTTCCAGCATTTGGACATGGACGGGGCTGCCTTCAATTCCAGCCATTCCAAACGTGACTCTTCCGCGCTTGAAGGTTGGCATGGACTATGTGCCGGCGGACGATTTCCCGGCGCTTTTGCACATAGGCGAGCGCGTCATGACCCGAGAGGAAAACCAAGCGTTCACCGCCTTGGGCGGCTTGCAGGGCATGGAAATGGCGTTAAGCGGACAGGTGGGTTCGAAGAGTAGCCCCATGGAAACGGTAATCCAGGTACCGCTGTATTTGAACGGGCGGCAGATCGCCAGGGCCACTGCGGTGTATATGGGCGAACAACAAAGCTGGGAGGCGATGTAATGACCATCAATGGGATTGACCCGGAGCGCTGGGGCGCAAAGCTGACGGCGGACTATGCCGTGGGCATGCCGGAATTGGATACTCAGACCCTTTTGGGACGGAACAGCACCACCTTTACCATGACCTCGCAGATTTTGGGCATGCGGGAAATCACGCTGCCTTTTGTCATCGCAGGACGAGACCATGCGGACATCATGCTGCGCAAATCGTACATGGACAGGCTTATGCTTGGGAAATGCGAGCTGTTTTTGCCGGATGGCTTTTACTATTCTGCGGTGCTGGATGCATTTGACGACCCCGCGTTCCAGGGTCCGCAGCTGGCCGAGTGCGAATACACGCTGACAGGGATGCGGCACGGGCCGTTGATTGAGGTCACGGCAAACACGGTGTACTGCGAAAGCTCTATGCCGTATACCGACTGCCGGTTGACGGCCAAGGTAAGCCAAGTGTCGGAGACCTACGAGCTGGGCGGGGCCGTGTTCCGCAATGTACAGGCGGGCGATGTGCTGTGCTTTGACGGCATTGACAAACGGGTGCTTATCAACGGCGCACCAGGCGCACAGCGCTGTGAATTTCTCAGTTTCCCCTCGCTTGTGCCGGGAGAAAACCGTTTTGATACGCCAGACCCTGTGACGGTCGCGTATTATCCGGCGTATCTGTAAGGAGGAAATATGTTCAAAATCTATCATGGCGACCAAGCGTCCGCCGTCAATGTGGATGATTACTACATCAAGGAATCGTCGAGCGGGTTGGACGAGCTTGTTTTTGAAATTCCCATCACGGACGAGAATTACCCGTATATCTTAGAGGAAGCGCCCGTGGTGGAGCAGCAAAAGTATATCATCAAGGCCGTTGACGCAGACGAGGAGACCGCCAAAGTAAAATGCCAGCTGGATATTGACGAATGGTTATCCGATATGTATATCGGGTTTACCAACGGAAGCGATACACTTTACAACACTGTGCAAAAGGTGCTGCCGGGCGGCTGGCGCATCCTGGACGACGCGCACCTAAACACGCGCATGACGATAGAATTGGAGGCGGGCACCTCCTACGATGTGCTGACCTCGTGCGCGTCCGCCTATGGCGTGAAGTTTCGGTTTGACAACGTAAACCGCACGCTGACACTTTGCATCCCGGAGAACAACCAGCCGATGGGCGTATTCGTCACCCGGCAGCTCAACATGACGGAACTGAACTACAAGGGGAAAAGCACGGATTTTGCGACAAGGATGTACGCCTATGGAAAGGACGGCATGACCTTTGAAACGCTGAACGACGGAAAGCCGTATGTGGATGACCACCGTTATTCCGACAAGATCGTTTCGGTGTACTGGAAGGATGACCGTTACACGGACCCCCAATCGCTGCTTAACGCCGCAAAGCTGAACCTAGCGGCGCTTGCGGTGCCGTCTCGTTCCTATTCGTGCAGCGTGGTGGACTTGGCACAGACGAATCCTGAGCTATACAGCTTTCAGGATTTTTCTTTATTCAATGTCGTAACGCTGATCGACGATGTAAAGGGAACGCGGATCAACCACGTGGTGGCGGAATACACCCGCTATCCGCACTACCCGGAGAACAACGAAGTTACGCTTTCCACCGTAACGCCGACCATCCAGGATTCCGTAAAAAGCATCCAGGCACAGATCGAAAAGCCGAATAGCCAATTTCGGCAGATCATGCAGGCGGCGGTGAACACGGCAACGGAGATCATCACGGGAAACCTCGGCGGCCATTATATCGTGACAAACGGGGCAGACGGGCATCCGAACGGCTGGGCCATCCTCGATACAGACAGCATAGAGACATGCCAAAAGGTGTGGCGGTTTACCGCTGGGGGGCTTGGGCATTCCAGCAATGGATGGAACGGGCCGTATGAAGATGTTGCCATCACGATGGATGGGCAGATCAACGCTTCTATGATTACCGTGGGCATTTTGTCGGCAAACCTCATTCAAAGCGGCATTTTGCAAAGCCTGGACGGGGACGTTCAATTCGATTTGGAAAACGGCATCATCCGCTGCAAAAGCGGGCAGAGGGAAGCGGTGTTTTCCAACGGAAGCATTCAGTTTTCGCAAGGGGATCGCATCACAATAGAATTGACATCCACTGCAAGCGGAGGGGAGACGGACGGCACTATCACAATAGCGCATACAAACCCGGACGGATCACAGGACAACAACACGATATTGAGCGGAACGCTTGTGGAAAGCAATCAGATTTCTGCCTACGATTCGTTCTACTTTAATGGTCGCAGCGCCGCGTGGCAGTACGAAAACGGCAAATATTATTTGGTGGGGGTATGAGATGGTACAGCAGACAATCAACCTATATGCCTGGCGGGAAAATGAAAAGATGATCCCGCCGGTGCTCATTACACAGGGGGAATCGGATACAAGAACGGCAACCTTCCGCCTGCTGGATCAGGCGACAACGATAGACTTGACCGGCAAGAGCATTTCGTTTGAATATGACAAGCCGGACGGATTTCATGTATCGCTGATATGCCAGCCGACGGAAAATCCAGGGGAATGCACCTGTACATTTTCTGACCAGGCCGCCATTGCCCCCGGCATTGTCAACGATACGCGGGTGATGGTGCGCAGCGGCACGGATGTGTTGGAGATCGTGGGGCCTAGGCTGTATATTGCCGTGGGCATCAACGCCAGTGCCATTGTATCGTCCTCCGAGTTTGCAACGCTTTCAGCGTATATGTCCGACCTTTCTACCTATTATCAACAGGTGGCGGCGGTACAGGCGGGCCTTACGCAGACAAACGAGAACGTATCCAGTTTGGATAGTGAGCTTACGGCCTTACAAGGAACGGTTACGGGCAACAAAAGCGAATTAGACGGAAAAATTGCAAGTCTGCAATCCTCTTTGACAGCACATACCGGGAACAACACAATCCATGTGACACAGGCAGATAAAAACAAATGGAATGAAAATTCGATCACTGCCGGCTCAGTGTGGCTCTGGCCGGGGAATACACCGCCGGCAGGATGGCTGTTGTGCAACGGGCAGGCGGTGAGCCGCGCCACGTATGCAAACCTGTTTTCTGTGCTGGGTACGGCCTACGGGCAGGGAAACGGAAGTACGACGTTCAACGTGCCGGACTTAACAGGCCGCGTGCCGGTAGGGGCCAACAGCACCTATCCACTGGCAGGCAAGGGCGGTGAAGCGGCGCACGCACTGACGAGCGCAGAAAACGGGCCGCATACACATGACCGCCTGTTATGGGTGGATGGGCAGCCAGTGACGCTGACGGGCAGCGAATTGGGCGCATACAGGGTATCCTTTACATATGATAAGGGCGGCCCGAACATGGTAAGCACCTCAGAATCCGGGCAGGGACAGGCGCACAACAACATGCAGCCGTACATAGCCCAGCACTACATCATCAAATATTAGGAGGGGAAACAGATGGCATTCGGGAAACAGATCACAGGAGACAACGGTGCGTTTGTGGGTCAGTATCACCGCATCCGTACGGTGGTGTACGACTATGACGCGGAGCAGTGCCACATCACCATTGCGCATTACGCGGACAAGCAGTACCGGGAACAGGAAAAGGCGGAGATTGCGGCAAACCAAGCGAAGATCGCGCGGTACCAAGAACTGGCAGCCAAAGACCAGCTGACAGAGGAGGAGCGCGCAGAGCTGGCAGGGATGAGCCTGCGGCAGCTGGAAGCGTTCGTGCCGGAACCCAGGAACATAGGGCCTGACACTAAGGTAACGCTGGGGATAGAGGAGGATGTGCGGAAAGGCCTGTATGACAGGCTGGGCGCGGATATAAGCATATTTGAAGGCGCAGAGGACGTTTAAAAACAGGAGGGGAACCATGCAGCAAATCAAAAGGGGAAGCAAGGGCGAGGTTGTAGAGCTGGTGCAGCGGATGCTAAATGAGAAAGGGTATGCATGCGGC